ACAAGTTTTAAAAAATCAACAACCGGGCATAAATTAAGACTTGAGATATTTGACAAATTATCTCAACATCCTTTTTATAAAGACCATATTTTTGGAAGAGATTATAGATTTCTTAATGATAAGATAAATGGTCTTAAAAGCTATATGTTTTCTATAGTCATAGAAAATGCAAAATATCCAAAGTACTATACAGAAAAAGTAACTGATTGTTTTGCTACTGGAACTATTCCAATTTATTATGGTGATAAAAGTATATGCGAAGATTTTGATTGTAATGGAATAATTTTCCTAGACGAAGGATTTGATCTAAGTATTCTTTCACCAGATTTGTATCGTACAAAAATAAAAAGCGTAGAGACAAATTTCAATAAAGTATTGCAGCTAAATACAGCTGACGATTGTATCTTTGAAAGTATTAATAATGATAAAGTTAAGTATCAATAATTTTTGGCCAGACTTTAATTATCAAGAAAATATATTACTATCAATGTTGCAAGAAATATATGGTAGTGATTTATTATTAACAAATAATCCAAGAGATTGTAATTTATGTTTAGTAGCTGAAAATTATGTACCAAAGGAAATAGATAGAACCAAAACTAAAATATTAACTTTTATGGCAGAACCAAAACCTGTGCAGTATAAGGATGGGGACTACCATTTATCTTTCGATCCTACTAGATATGATTTAAAAAATATTCGTTTTCCAGCTTGGTATTTTTATATTAATTTTTATAATTTACAAAATCAAAAAAATCCAATACCAGTAATCAAAGTTGATCAAATTAATTATAATCAGTGGTCAGAAACAAAGAAAAATAGATTTTGCGTAGCTCCATTTTCTGCTGTTCACAAGAATAGAGTTGAATTTTTTAATCTATTAAAGTCTTATAAAGAAACCAATGGATTTGGAATACCATTTGGAAATGGAGATCCTGATAGAAACGAAATAAGAAAATATAATGCTATCTGTGGATTTAGATTTGCTATGGCATTTGAAAATACAATGAAGGTTGGATATGTTACTGAGAAATTATTCCAGGCCAAAACAGCTGGCTGTATTCCAATTTACTGGGGAGATTCATATTGTCTAAGCGACTTTAATCCAGAAGCATTCATTTATGTCAATAATTTTAGCAGTCCGCAAGAATGTCTTGAGTATGTGAAATACATAGATTCTAACGAGCATCTTTATCAAAAGATGAAGAATGCTCCCTTATTTAAATATGATATTATAGAATCATTTAATTCTATAAAGAAACAATTGAAAGAAACAATTACATTATGATAGCCAGAATAATTACTCTGCCCAGTGCAACAGAACGCCATAATGATATAATTTCAGTTTTTCAAAAACAAGAAATACCTTTTCAATTTGAAAAGGGAGTCTCCGAAAATGAAATTGAATTTCATTCCAATCCACCTCATTTTTTGTTTGAGAATGCAAAGATACCACTTAGAATATCAAATATTTTAGCTTGTACTAATAGATCTTGGGTTAGATTTGGTGAAATGGCAGCTTTAATGGCTCATTATAGACTATGGAAAAAATTAATTCAATCAGATGAAAATGTTTATCTCATTTGCGAAGACGATTGCCGTCCTGCCAAGACTTTTAATATACATGGATTAACAAAATTTGATTATAACAAAATAGATTTATTATATTTACAGGCTATAACAGCTCATTATCAACCAAAGCAAAGCTTAGTAAATTCTTTGCCGAATGCTGCCTTTGATGATCGCTTGAAGGCAATCACGAATCTTAAACCCGTAATATGTGAAGGTCTTGCTGCATATTGTATTTCAAAAATAGGCGCAAAGAAATTGTGTGAACATATAGAAACTCATGGTTATGATGGACCTGTTGATAATATTATAACACGACTTCAACATTTTGAGTGCTATTGTCCCTCTGATATAATTAATTATTTTGATCTTGCAAAAACCTCAAATTATTCGTATACTCATACATCCAATAATTGGTTAAAGACTAAAATTGGAAATATAGAAATACAATCAAAAAAAGAATTGGCTGTGGTTAATTAAAACATGGAACACATTTTAAAAGCTATTGAAGAATATATTAATGAAAAAAACCAGAGTAAGATATGGGTGGCTGGACAGGACTGGGTTCAGTACGCAGGATCCTATTTTACTGCTGATGAATATGTCGAAACCACCAAATCTTTACTAAATGGTTGGCTGGCATTAGGAGAAAGTGGAATTCGCTTTGAGCAATTATTTCCCCGTCTAATGGGTAAAGAATACGGTATTCTTACAAACAGCGGAAGTAGTTCAAATTTAATTATGATGTCTGCAATGACATCAAAAAGATTATACAATTTCCCAAAGGGAACTAAGGTAATTACTCCAATAGCCGGATTTCCTACCACGATCAATCCCATTTTCCAGGTTGGTTTTGAGCCTGTGTTTGTAGATATTGATCTTGATACGCTAAATCTAAACCTAGATCAGGTAGAGGAAAAGGCTAAGGATGGTTGTAAGATCATTACATTTGCTCATGTCCTAGGAAATCCTCCAAATATGGATAGACTCATGGAAATCGTAAAGAAATACGATCTTGTGCTTCTTGAGGATTGCTGTGATGCTTTGGGATCAACTTACAAGAATAAGCCACTTGGTTCTTTTGGCGAACTTGCTAGCTGCTCGTTCTATCCTGCACACCATATTACTATGGGCGAGGGCGGATTTGTGGCGTGTAACACACACCAGCAAGAGATAGTCACCAGAAGCTTCAGAGAGTGGGGTAGAGGCTGCTATTGCGTCGGTAAGAAGGCTAATCTACTCAAGAACGGATCGTGCAAGAAGCGGTTCTCTAATTGGCTTCCTGCCCTCCCAGAAGAAATCTTTGATCACAAGTATGTGTATGACGAGATTGGATATAATCTAAAACCAACAGAACAGCAAGCCGCAATGGGACTGGCGCAAATAAAGAAGCTTCCGCAAATAATTGAGAAGAGAAAGCACAATCATGCAAGACTTCAGAAAATCTTCTCAAAATATGAGGACATGCTAATTTTACCAAAGGCGACGGAATATGCTGATCCTAGCTGGTTTGCTTTTGCTATTACTATCCGCGATGATGCCCCTTTCAGAAGAAAGGATATCGTAAATTATTTTGAAGAAAATAAGATTCAAACCAGGCCATACTTTGCCGGAAATATTATGCTTCAGCCAGCTTATTCCGGCATGATGAATGAATTTGAAGTCATACATAATTACCCCAATGCAAGAAAGGTTACGACGGATACCTTCTTCTTGGGAACAAGCCCAGTTATAACTGATGTTCAACTGGATTATATTGAAGTAGTGGCAGATTCATTTTTTTCTCAGATATAATGGAGTATAATATGAAAGCAAGAACAGAACAATTAAAAAACGCAGTTACAGTAGCACTTAATAGCAATATCCCATCAAAAGTAACACCGGAAATTCTTTCTATAAAAGGATTTTCGGGTACACAATATAAGCATTTTGCTAATAGACTACTCGGATTACCGGACATCAAAACTTATCTTGAAATTGGAGTTTGGTATGGATCTACAGCGATTGCTGCTCTAAAAGGAAATACCAATAATTTAAAATATTGGGTTGTTGATAATTTTTCACAATTTGGTTCCCCCAAGCAAGAGTTTTTAAATAATTGGAAAACTAATTTGGGTCAAGAACCGAATTTAATAGATGAAGATTGTTTTGGTATTAATCTAGAACAAAAAGGTATCAAAAATGTTGATGCTTATTTTTATGATGGAGATCATGAAGAACTTGATCACTATAAAGCATTGACTCATTACTATAATGGAATGGCGGATAGCTTTATTTATATGGTTGATGATTGGTGTTGGCCAAAAGTTCAGCAAGGTACATTTAGAGCAATAAGAGATTTGCAATTATATCCAGCAATGCAAGTATGTTTCTTCGGAAATGAAGATTCTGCTGGCTGGTGGAATGGTTGTGGAATTTTTGTCTTTGAAAAAACAAGATAAAATGTACAAAAAAAGAATTTTAATAGTTACCGGGGCAACAGAGATTTTTCCAGAAAAAGGAGATACTGGTATAATGTCTGTTTTAGATGCCTCTATGAAATCTAAACAAAAATATGCACAAAAGCATAATTATGATCTTATTTGTATGAGATCGTTTGGCTCTGATATATCCGGGAGATATAAAGATACAGATATTGGATTTTTAAGAGTATTAAGAGTATTTGATTTTTTAGAGCATTATGATATTGTTATGTGGATAGATGCTGATGCAATAATAACAAATGATTCATATAAAATTGAAGATTTTGAATTAACTGATCAGCATGTTTTTTATGCATCCCCAGACTGGAATAACAATAGTACTTTTAATACTGGTAATTTTATAATTAAAAAAACAGAAAACTTAAAATATTTTAAAGAAGCATTTTTAGCCGCTTCTAAGAATTTCCAACATGAACAAGATACCATAAATTTTCTGTTCTATAGCACACAGTTAAAATTGTTAATGAAGATGATTCATCACAGATATTTAAATTCTGCTTTAGATAATAAACTTGCAATACCTCTTTTAGAACCATCTGATCAAGTTGGCTGGTCTAGAAATAGACCTAATGTTGTAAATCCGTGGAATAAAGATTATTTTTTAATTCATTTAACTGGTATGAGCAATGTTAATCGAATCAATATTATGAATAAAATTTTTCAAGAATATTTATGAGTAAGATAAATCTTAAAAACATAACTCTTTTATCTTATAATTGCGTTAATCCAACTCAAAGCATAAAAGCACTTTTGTATAGTGCAAAAGATATTGATTTTGCCGAGCTTATATTAGTCAGCAATCAAAAACCAGAAAAATTACCCAGTGATATAACATTCATAGAAACTAAATATTCAACGCATAAAGAATCATCTTTATTTACCTATACCCATTTAGCCGATATAATTAAGACAGACTATTATATTGGAATTCATGATGATGGATTTGTGATAAATCCTCATTTATGGAAAAATGAATTCTTCAATTATGATTATATTGGTGCTCCCTGGAAATGGGAAGGAAGAAGAAATAGAGTTGGAAATGGTGGATTTGTTCTAAAAAGTAATAAATTTATTCATCTCACAAAAAATTTAAAATTTTTAGGATATTGTGACGATGGAGAATTAACAAATATGTACTATGATTATTTTATTGCAAATAATTGTAAGTATGCTCCAGTAGAAGTAGCTATGAAATTCTCCTTAGAGTCAAGAATACCAGAGTGTGAATACAATTTAAATAATTGCTTTGGTTTCCACGGCAGAGGAAATCCAGAGAGCGTTGCAGTTCACGATGGTTTTTATCAACAATTTCAAGAAAAATGTAAATTATTGGACACAATTCAATTATGAGTAAAATAGTATATGTAACTGGTTGTTTAGGTTTTATTGGTTCATACATCACCCGCCTATGCCTTGAAAAAGGATGGTATGTCAAAGGTGTAGATAAGATGACATATGCGGCCAATAAAAATTTACTTGAAGAATTCAAGAAATATCCTAATTTTTCTTTTGTTCATTGTGATATTAATGATTTAACATTTCTTTATGACTGTGATTATATTATTAATACAGCCGCCGAAACACATGTTGGAAATTCTATAGCAAATAGTGATGATTTTGTTAAATCTAATATTGATGGAGTTCATAATTTACTAAAACTCATACGAAACTATAGACAAGAAAATGGTAAAATGCCTATTTTCCTTCATTTCAGTACAGATGAAGTTTATGGTGATATTATTGAGGATTGCCACAAAGAAACCGATATTTTAAAACCATCGAATCCATATTCCGCTACTAAAGCCGCCGCAGATATGTTGATTATGGCCTGGAATAGAACATATGGTATTCCATATGTAATTGTTCGCCCAACCAATAATTATGGAATCGGACAATATGTCGAAAAACTTATACCAAAGACATGCAAGTATTTAAAATTGGGCAGAAAGATACCACTACACAATAATGGCACTCCAATTAGAAATTGGTTACATGCAGAAGATACTGCTATGGGAATAATAACAATAATTGAAGCTGGTGTCAAAAATGAGATATACAATATTTGTGGTGGATTTGAGCAGACAAATATTGAAACAGTGAAAAAGATTCTTAAAGCAAGTAATCTTGATATTTTTGATATGGAAAAGTATATTGATTTTTCTTGCAATAGACCAGGACAAGATGTAAGATACGCATTAGACGATTCTAAGCTTCGCTCTTTGGGTTGGATTCCTATTAAACAATTTGATAGTGAACTTCCAAAAATTGTTAATTATTATAGAGATAAATTTATATGGTAAGAGTTTCAGATTATATTGCCTCTTTTTTAGAAAGAAAAGGAATCCGACATGTTTTTATGGTGACAGGTGGCGGTGCTATGTTTTTGAATGATGGAATAGCAAAAAGTAAAACCATAAAAGGAATTTTTAATCATCATGAACAAGCATGTGCTATGGGAGCTGTTGGATATTCAAAGGTCACAAATGAAATATCAGTAGTAATGCCTACTACAGGATGCGGCGGAACAAATACGATTACTGGATTACTTGATGCGTGGCAAGATAGTAACAAGGTTGTTTTTATATCTGGAAATGTGAATAGAAAAGAAAATACTCATGGATTAAATATTCCATTGAGAAAATTCGGCGTACAAGAAGCAAATATTGTTGATATCGTAAAACCAATTACAAAGTACGCAGTAATGGTAACAGATCCAAAGATGATTGCTTTTCATTTAGAAAAAGCATTTCATATATGCGAATCGGGCAGACCTGGACCTGTTTGGATTGACATTCCTATGGATGTACAAGGCAGTTATATTGATGAGAATGAATTAATACATTTTGAAAAAAATGAAGAAAATAATAAGGTAGATTGTTCTATTTTTGAAGAATATCTAAAAAATGCAAAACGACCTATTGTTATAGCCGGATATGGCATTCACCTATCAGGAACCAGAAAAGAATTTATTCAATTTATTGAAAAATATAATTTACCTGTAGCATTTACTTATCTTGGAATAGATTTTTTACCTTCTAATCATCCTCTATATGTTGGAAGACTTGGAACAAAAGGGGATAGAGCTGGAAACTTTGCTGTACAGAATAGTGATTTAGTTATTTCACTTGGAAGCAGTTTGAGTGTTTCCGTCACTGGATTTAGATACGAAACTTTTGCAAGAGAAGCCAAGGTATTAGTTGTTGATATTGATAAGAATGAACACAAAAAAAATACTATAAGAATTGATGCGGAAATAAACACTGATCTAAAATATTTTTTCAATGAAACGCATGATATAGAATATAAAACAGATCAGTCTTGGATAAATAAGTGTATAGGATGGAGAAATAAATGGCCAGTTTTTGTCGATGAATATACGGACACAAAAGACGGAATTAATATTTACTATTTAATAGAAAAGTTATCAGAATATAACAGCCCAGATTCAATTGTGATAAGTGATGCTGGTTCTGCATATTATGCAACATCACAAGCACTAAAGATACGAGATGATCAAAAGTATATAACATCAGGCGCACAAGCAGATATGGGTTTTTCTATTCCAGCATCAATTGGTGCTGCAATAGCATCAAATAGAAAACAAATTATTGCAATTACAGGTGATGGATCTTTTCAGATGAATATTCAAGAATTGCAAACTGTAGTTAATTATGGATTACCCGTAAAAATATTTGTTTTAAACAATGGAGGATATTTGTCTATTAGAAATACTATGGATAAATTTTTTGAAAGTCGTTACTTTGGAACTGATAAAAAGTCCGGCCTTTCATTCCCAGAAATTTCAAAAATAGCATATGCATATGATATGCCCTACCATAAATTGGAAACACAAGAAGATATTAATGAGCGACTTCCAGAAATATTAAATACAAATGGATTTGCACTAATAGAAGTAATTTGTCCGTTTTCACAAAACATGTCGCCTTCTTCTTCTGCGAAGATAAATAGCGATGGCAAATTGGTTTCTCAACCACTAGAAAATATGTACCCATTTTTAGACGATGAAGAATTTAAACAGGAAATGATAATTAACCCCTTATAAGGAGATTCGTTATGGCAGCAGATAGCAAAACAAAGAAAACAATTCTTACACTAACAACAAATAAGGCTAAAGGTATTAAAACGGTACTAGTTACCGCTTATGATTATCCACAAGCAATTCTTGCAGATAGAGCTGGAGTAGATTGCGTGTTGATTGGTGATTCTCTTGGAATGACCACACTTGGCTATAAAACAACCATTCCAGTAACAATGGATGATATGATTAGAAGCTGTGAAGCAGTAAGTAAGGGAAATCAAAATGCATTTTTGATTGGAGATATGCCTTATATGTCATATCAGCCATCCAATCAAGTTGCAATTGAAAATGCAGGCCGTTTTATAGTCGCTGGTTGCGATATGGTAAAGGTAGAGGGAGCAATGATAGACCGAGTAAAGGCTATTGTTGATTCTGGAATTATGGTAATGAGTCATCTTGGATTGACACCACATACAAGAGCAAAGCTAGGCGGATACAGAGTTCAAGGAAAGACCGCAGATCAAGCAGAAGTAATTTTAAATCAAGCACTAAAACTTCAGGAAGCAGGATGTTCTGCACTATTATTGGAAGCAATGCCAAAAGAACCAGCAGGAATGATTGCTAGGGAATTAAAGATTCCTGTATATGGAATCGGGGGCGGAAATGAAGTTGATGGACAGCTAGTAATCTTCCATGATTTAACTGGTCTATTTTGGGAATTCAAATCAAAATTTGTAAAGCGTTATTGCGAGGCAGGAAAAATAATTCAAGAAGCTCTTGTACAATATGTTGATGAAGTTAGATCTGGTATATTTCCTGGTCCAGATAATTTTTATGAAATTAAGGAAGAAGAGCTTGAGAAATTATTGGGCGATGATAAGTGGAAGTATGAGCAAGATAGAGTAGAAAATAACGCAAAACCAAATCACTGTGTAACTCCAATCACAGCAAATCCATCCGATATTAAGCGATAATATATTTTAATTAATATTTAATAAAAATTTAAAATTTATTAATAAATTATGAATATATTAATTACTGGTGGAAATGGTTATATAGCTAAATCTTTAAATAACATTTTACAGCAAAAATATAACATTAATTGTATATCAAGAAATTATTTTGATTTATCTGATTACAATTCTACTTGTGAATGGTTTAATGAAAAATTTTACGATGTTGTAATCCATACAGCTACAACTGGTGGAAGCCGATTAAAAGAAGAAAATAATTTAATTTATGAAAATAATATGAAGATGATCAATAATCTTCATTCAAATAGACATAAGTTTAAAAAGTTAATATCTTTTGGTTCAGGTGCTGAAATATTTCATGATACTCCATATGGAGATAGCAAAAGAGATATACGCGACATAGTAAAAAATACTGATGGTTGGTATAACTTAAGAATATTTGCAGTATTTGATGAAAATGAACTTGATACTAGATTCATAAAATCAAATATAATCAGATATATGAAAAAAGAACAAATAATAATCCATAAAGATAAAATTATGGATTTTTTCTATATGAAAGATCTGATATCTTTAGTTGATTTTTATATACAAAACGATAATATTAGTAAAGAAGTAAATTGTTCTTACGAGAATAAATTTACATTATTCGACATTGCAAATATGATCAATAATCTTTCTGATTATAAAGTACCAATAGTCATAAATGAAAAGGGGTTAGATTTTTATTGTGAAGATTCTGACCTTCCAATAAAGACAATTGGTCTTGAACAAGGAATACGAGAAACTTACAACGAACTAAAAAAATTGGTATAAATACAGCATGAAACCTACAATTACACTATGCATGATCGTGAAGAATGAAACCCATGTCATTCTTCGTTGCCTTGAATCAATCTACAAGTACATAGACCGTTACGACATCACTGATACTGGTTCTACTGATGGAACTCAGGACATGATTCGTAAGTTTTTTGAGGAGAAGAACATCCCCGGAGAAATTTACCAGTCTGACTGGAAGGGATTCGGTGATCACGCAGGCAAGATAGGTTCTCGTACAGAGGCATTCCAGAACGCCAAGGGCAAGGCAGACTATGCTTGGGTCATTGATGCTGACGATAGCGTAAACGGTCAATTTGAGTTCCCACAAAACCCAACAGCAGATGCATATACTCTACAGTTCGCCAGAGGAGAATTTACTTGGTGGAGAACACAAATTTTCAAGAACAATAGAGACTGGCACTATATTGGGGTTCTTCATGAATACCCAGATTC